GGAGTTGCCTTACCATCTGAGCTTGCAATTTCTTCTGATGCTTCGGTGTCCTTTTGAACGGTTGCTGTTTCTGCTTTCTCTTTTTGCTCCCTATTGAACTTTGCTAAGTCACCTCTAGCAAATGCTTCAGTTTCAGCATCGTCTGTTTCTTCACGATTCTTACTATAAAGTTTTACTTTTGGTTTCTTAAAAAGTTTAGGTTGCTCAGTTTTAGTTTCTTCCGAAACTTCAACTGTCTTTTTTTCTTCGTTTTCCATTATGTTTTCCTCTTAGGTTGAGTGCCTTATGGATAAGGGTAGCTCGTTCCATAATTTTGTGGGCTGGTTATACTTTTCGGGATAATAATCCTGATGTATTTCCAGGTGGCACAATTTCATCTTTTGCTATTGGTTGTACCATTGACATAAATTTATCAAGGCTACCAAATCGTTCTTCAATAATTTTCTTTGATACACTGACTGTGGGTTCCCCCGTCCCCATTCCTGGGAATAAATCAGAGCCAAAGAGTTTATTAAAAACGCCTTTCAAAGATGGTGTTAAATGAACATTTAAAATTCGTTTATCATCATCTTGCAAATCTTGTAGATTTACAGAAGGTCTTACAGCACCTTGTGGTGCAACTGCAGTTTGTTTTTTTACTATAGGTTGAGATACTCCTAAATTAGAAGTATCAGCAGGCTTGGGCACAAATGGTGTTGCTCCAATTGTTCCTGTTGTTGATACGGTTGGTTTGCCTGTATAATCTATTGCCATTACATTAAATCCCTTGTAGGATGTGAAGGTGCTCCTCCACGACTACTTTGATTGTTACCTTGATTACCATTACCACCACCAGATATATGTGCAGGAACTGGAACTGAAATCGGTTCAGGTTTTGACATTATTCCGTTCGGTGGTTCTCCATGATCTTCTGCATCGTAAATAGTTCCTTCCGTTATTTCTTTTCCATAACTTGGTCCATGATCAATATCAGAATAAACATCATAATCACCATAAGTCTTATAATCTAAATCCATTGCTTTCATTTTATTTGTATAATAATCAGAATTTAAATATCGATTAACAATTTTTTCTTTTTGACTTTCTGCAAATTTTCCAGTGCCTCTTATAACTACTTTACTAAGTTCATTAATAGGAAAAATTAAAGAAGCCCATTTTCCTATTTTTGCAGTATCGGTAATTTTACTATATTTTAACCAATCATTTGCAGCATCTAAACCTAACGCTTTAACATATTCATGATAGGTGTATGTTTTCCAATCAAATTCAGGAGAAAGATTTTTTTTATAAGTCGAATCATCTTTATCATTTCCACTATCTTTTCCTAATAATTTTTTTTGAATTAATTCTAATTGTTTTTCAGGACTAAATTTATCAGCATACGTTTCAGTAATTCCGTAGTCCATTCTTGGTGCAAAATATTCACTAACTTCAAAAGTTCCTTCTGAAATTTTTCTTGTAGGGGTTGCTTCAATTTCTTTTAAAGATGCATTACCCTCTTTATCATATTGAAGTTGATATTGCATTATTTTAATTTATCGAGTTTATTGTTTTTGTGTGCCCATTCCAGGTTGAGTAGTTGGCGAAGCAAAACCAGCTTCCCCTGGCAACGGAACATTGCCTGTTCCGATGTTGCCCCCTCCATTTCCTGTACTATCTGTTGGCGAAGCTCCTGCAGGTACTGGCATAGCCTGTCCCATTTGGGCTTGTCCTCCAACAGGGGCTGTATCAGCTTGATTTCCATTTACCATCCCCATTATTTGTGCAAAGATTGCAGCTTTTTCTGGATCATTAATTACTTGTTCTGGATCAATATCTAATGATTTAGCTACTTCTTTTAATATTGTATGCCATTTAACAAATGGTGCTAATGCTGGATTAGATGCCGTTTGCATAAAAGTCATAAGTCTTTGTGATCTAACTTCTTTCTGCATTAAAGAAGATGTTCCTCTTGCTTTAATATCAAGATCACCTTGTATATCAGATTGACTATCATTAAATTGCATGTTCCAATAAAATAATGTCTTTCCTAGGGGCTTTAATAAATAATCATCAATGTTTTTAATAACTGTTTTTACACTTAAAGCTGCTGCTCCCATTAACATTGACATTCCTGCAGCAGTTCGTGTTGTCGTTTGTACTCCTGTTGTACCATGTGAGTAAGAAGGAATACCTGTTGCTTCATCGGCTAATTGTCTAAACCGATCAAACATCATCATATTTTCCGTAGTCGTACTTGGAAATTTTAAACCATGGATTGCAGCTCCTGGTTGTCCACTTTGTCTTCTAAAGATTTTACCAGGAAATACTTTCATATCTTGTCCTGGTACTAATAAGGTTTCGTCAACATCAAAAACTAAATTTCCTGATAAAGCTAAATTATCAATCGCCATTCTTGCATGACCATTCATAATTTGTTGTGAGTCATCCATATTTTCTGGAACCCCTACACCAAAAAATTGATAAGGGTTTACTTCATATGGACAAACCATATAAGGTAATCGTGTTGGAGTAAATGGATTCGTTACACAACGTAAAACTTTATTTCCACAAATCCATGCATTAACTGAAACAACATCGAGTTCATCATTATATTCAAACCCAATATCCTTTGCCATTTGTTTACTTAAGAGACCCCAGTATTCTAATACTTCAAATCTATTTTTATATAGATTTTCAACATTTTCTCTATCATACAAAGACGATTCATATCCTCTTGTTTGATAATTCGGTCCCATTTCTAAACAAGCTCTAATTGCATCTGCATCAAATAGAGGTCGTTTAATTAAATCTGCAAACTGTTGACGATTAAAAGAATGACGTTGAATAACATATTCACTATCATTCATATTAGTTGCATTTGGATCTGCATAAAAATCCCAACAGGAAACGGCTTCTAATTTTGGAACAGTTTTAACGGTTCCAATATACATGCTCTCTCCTGTTTCAGAATCTTTTTCCCATTTATGATAAATCTTATCTTCATTGAATGGTCCTTTTAAAATTCCTGTTCCTAACAAACACATTTCAAAAAAGACATGTCTTAGGATTTTAATAGCATCGGTTTCTTCTAATTGATCGTGAAGAACTTTTTCTAATTTTTCTGCTGCTAATTTTGCAGGTTCAATCTGTGGCATTGATTTTAAATCAGGAGCGGATCCTTCATCAAAACCTGCACTTCTATATTCTTGAGCTAAATTTTGCATCAGCATATCTGCTGTTGCACCTTTAGGTAAATCTCTCCCATCACCAGGAAACCCATATGGATTTTCTAATGCTCCATTCGCTGCACCATTTTGTTGTTGTAGTTGTGGTGGTTTTAAATGTGCGTATTCTGGTGCATCTTCAGGAACAGGTGTTGGCTCTACACCAATTGGAAATTTACCTGATCCAAATAAAACTTCTATAATTTGTCCAAAGGATGCTAAAACTTTTGTCTTTGTAATTTTAACAAAAACTTTAGATTTTTCACTTTCTCTAAAAGCCATTTCAGGACCATAAAGTCCTCTATAATTACGATAGGCTTTTAGCCATCTTCTTTCATCATATAATCGAGAAGTTTCCGCTTGTTGAAATTTACTTCTAACATGCCCAACAAGAGGATGATGCTCTTCTGTATATGGTTTTTTAGCCATTAATTAAACCTATTAGTAATCTTTTTTATCAGCCATTTTAAAAATCGAAGGATCTACTTTTTCTTTTTTACCCATTGAACCTGATTCTGTTCCTAAATCACCTTGTTTAATTTTTTGATTAGGATTCATTTCTAGTTTAGCATTTTTCGTTTTGCCAACATCAGCTCCAAACTCACCTTGATTTACTTTTTTATTAATGTCCATGTTTTCTCCTTATTTATTTTTATTATCTGTATGTCCTAAAAATTTTTTATCTTTAGGGCTACGTAAATAATCTAGTGTATGTTTAATCCCACCCCAAACATTTTTAGCTTTAGTCTTCTGTTTTTCTGCAACTATACTTGCCGCTTCTTTAATAGCCGATAAAGCAGCAGGTTCATATTTTTTTGCTAAATCTTTTCTAGCATACTCAAAAGATTCTCTTTCTAAAAAAGGTTTCATCTTTCTTAGAGTCTCAATAGACTTTTTCTTTTTAAGTTTTTTACTTTCTTCAGGTTTTTCTTTTGGTAATACGTCAGTCATTAGTAATCTTTTTCGTCAGCTTGTTTAAATAATGATTCTTGCACATGCTCAGAACCTGATTTTGTAGGATACTGATTATTTTGCAAAGCAATTTCAGATTCACCTTTACGAGGTGCATCTTTAGAAAAGTCAATATTAGTCGCTTCCTGATTTGGCTGTTTGCCATCAGGTGCTGAACCAAGATCGCCTTGTTTTACTTTTGCTTTTGGATCGAATTTAGTTTCCATATTATTCCTCTATAGTTTTATTTTCTTAATTGATAGTACGTTTTTAGTAGGTATAGTGGTGTACGATCCACCTTGTTCAATTTCATGATTATCTTCAAAACTTAAGTCTGACATAATCACCGTTGTCTTTGTTGTCTCTGCCATTAACCATCCTACACTATAGCAAATTGCAGTCTTAGCCTTTTTAATTTTATTAAGATTTTCCCAATCCGATGAACTAACAATATCTTCCCATGCTACGAGAACAAGTTTATATGGAAAATTCTTTTTATCTATTTCAGGTAATTTTTCTTTCGACACAAATTATTAATATCCAAATACTCTATCTACGGGGTTAAAAACTTTTTTAGGAGTTCTGTTAAATCGTTCTGCATATTGACTATGAACAGGTCGACTCATACAACCATACCGTAGTGCATCATAAGCGTGATCCTCTACATCTGTATTAATATCTTCAGGATTATTATCATCCAAAGGTAATAAAGGAAGAGTACGAATTAAATTTCTGCAATTAGAAAAAATTCTTAAACCAGGTTCTTTCTTTTCATTGTCACTGGGTTTAAGTCTTTTATGAATTTCTAACTTTCCACTGATTCTACTTTTAGGAGTTCGATCTGAAGGTCTCCAACGACATCCCTGTTGAATCATGGTTTCTGCAATACTTGGACCGATGTCTCCTCGTTTTGCCCATGTACTAGCGTCTAAAACGCCATAACGTACATATTCTCCATGTTCTAACTCTAAGACTTTTCGTGCAAATACATCTGCCGTAATCTTTTTGGTATATAGTTCTCGATATATCCATAGGTTATTATCATAATCAATAGCAAACCAAAGAACACAAGCAGGAGAACTGTAGCCCCAATCGGCAGCACGAAATTTCTGCCAGCCCTTAGGAACTTCGAAAGGATCCACCACGTGAATACTTTTATTAAATTCAGGAAACGCAGAATCTTCAAATGCATCCCAATCTCCATCTAAGAATTGCTTACGTTGAACTTCAGGTAAAGAAGCCAACATCGCATAATAATCATCAGTTTGAGTTAAATAGGGATTATCTTGTAGTTTTGCTGGTATAAATCGTCTTGTAATTACTTTTGTTCCTAACGGAGTATCGATGTTAACATCAAAGGTTGCATTAGGCACAGCGGGATCTACGAACATCTCTCGTACCCACTGAGAACCAATATTACCTGGATTACCTGTGGCTCTCATGTAAACTGGAATCGTCTTATCAACCGATCTTAAAGATGATCTTAAAAAATTATATATATCTGGCGAAGGATATTGTGGTAGTTCGTCTATTCCGATCCATGTGTAAGATTGACCTTGGTAACGTAAAGCGTCTGTCATGTTCTCTGCGTATCCGAACTCGATCTTTGCTCCTGATGGGAATCTCCACTCTTTTTCTTGCTCTCTCCATTTGGCTCCTGGGAACGCCTTGCTGTATAAACGCTGAGAATGATTAACTAAATCTCTCAATTCAGGCATTGTTCTCCGTAGTAATAGTGCTCGATGTGTTTCTTTATGGCAATATCGTAAAGGATCCACTAACATTGCATAGGATTTACCTCCACCTCTTGCTCCACCGTAAAAGACTTCTCTTTCGGAAGCAGCTAGGAAATCTCTTTGAGGACCTGTATTTGGTTTAAAGATAACCTTTTGTTCATCAAGATGTGCTTTTACGCTTGTTGAGGCACTATCAATAACATCTTGAGTTATAAGTTGCTGTTCTTTTCCATCTAATGTTTTATTAATCGTCTTAAATTTAGACTTAACATTTTCTGCATGACGTTTTGCTGAACGGAGTGCTTGCTCAGCAGTAGCAACCTTTTGTCTGCTTCTTTCTAAAATTCCTTTAACCGACTGCTTGGCTTTCTGCTTGACTGTTTTTAATTTCTTCGGCTTTGGCGGCTCGATCTCTAACGATTCTTTTTTTAAGTCCGACATACGATATATAACGATTTGTTTTTCTGTGTAACCATTTAGCCACTTCTCGGTAAGAACATGTTTTTAAATATTTCTTCGCTTCTTCTAGAGCTTCTAATTCAGAAAGAATAGGAATTAAAAATTTTCCTGTCTCATCAACAGAATAACCGAAGGGAATAACTCTAGACTTTCTTAAGATCTTCGTCTTTTCCATTCAGTTTATCTTTAGCAGGTAAAATAAAAATACCGTGTACCGCTTTCATATTAATATCTACCTGTTCTTTTTTTGTAATTCCAATTCTGTCTAATATTTGTTTAGCAGCTTCTAATCTTATATTCGCATGAGGAGTTGTACCATCTTCATCCAGCATGTCGACCATTTTTGTTGCTGCTTTTGCTGAATGGGTTGCTAAGTAGTTCTCAGCTCGAGATACAATTTCTGATTTTAAATTTCTTAATACTTTAGGATAGGAGTGTTCTGAATAACCTGCCAGCTCTCCAGCCTTTTTGGGGTTGCCTCTTGCTTCCCCGAATAATGCGTCTAGAAACTTTTCCTGTGAATCGGTCAAGCTTTTTTTTGGAGCCTGCATTATAGTAGAATCCGTGTCTTGCATTTATAATTTCCATTAATTCCGCAAAGGGAATATCTTTTAATCTTGAATCAGGCAATGAGAATGTCATCGTCCGTCAGTTTTTCCTGAGGGACTTCTACCTCTTGAACTCGAGGTTTTTTAATTTGAGTTGGATCTAACATTGGAGTAGGAAGTATTTCATTTTCCTTCATCGTAGGTCCTTCTCCATAAGTTTTACCTACAGGTGTATCATCTGACACTAAATTATCAGGAGTTTTAATACCTCCACTAAAGTTATTAGTGTAGTTATCAATCACTTCCGATAAATTTTGTGGCTGAGCTGTAATTTTTTCAAAATTATTATCAATCGGAACAGCTCCTGCCCCTGATTTTAAATAACTTGGTATGTTTGCTTCAAATTTTGCCATAATTTTATAAGGGAACCCTAGGGAATTCCCAGTTTAGGTGCAGATTAGTGATGACCCTGTGTGCATGTTGTATGCGTTGTGTTCGTGTGTGTCCTTTTAATGTGCACCTGATTCTATTATACAGCTTATAATGGATTTTGTCAAGCAATATTTGTGGGTGCGACACTATGTCATAAGAAAGGACTTGACAAAATTGGAAATGAGGTGTATAATATACCTATAGGTATGCGGGGGGGTTTTATATCTAATATACAGGGAAAAA